AAGTCTTTCTCTAACTACACTCAAAGCGTGCTCAGGGACAAGATATTCCATCTGTCCCATTGCACCTAGAAATGAGTTGATTCTTTCAACATTCTTGGGGTTAGCAATATCATTTGAAAACGAATCAGTATCTACTGGATAACCAGCATCTGATGCTTTTTCAACTACGAATTTGCTAAAGTTTTTCATTATTCATCATCCTCTTCTTCGTCATGGTCTTCATCAAAATCTTCTTCGATTTCAACTTCTTCGATTTCAACTGGTGAAGAGTTCGGATTTACTTCCAAAATTTCTTGAAGTGTTTCTTGAGACTCTTCCCAAGTTACAACTTTCTTTTGGATAGGTGATCCATTTGCGCCCATACGTTCAGCCATGATTATCTCCTTATGCTAATGTACAACCCACATGAGATAGAACAACCCAATTACTATTTGTAAACAAACATGTAACCGTGTCACCTACGTCATTTAGGGTAATAGTTGAATATCCAGCAAGTGCAGCGGGAGTAATAACAGAGTCACCACCATCAGCAATCATTGTGATGATTTTGATTTGTCCGTTAGTTCCGTTTGCCATTGAACCAGCATGTGCGCCACCAGCAGTCGTTGTATCAACGTGCGTGATAGAAGTTGCAACAGAAATTGCTTCTGTAGTTGTGTCACATGTATGTACTGCATCGTCCAATGCAATGTATGTTGGAATGTTATTAAAAAAGTTAGCAACTGTAAGTTTCTTATTTACAGGGTTGCCACTTGGGTCATCAATAACGTGTAATAGATCTTCAGCGGCAATGCCTGCTCCAAGATCCGCTAGTGCAGTAATTTTTTTATCTGCCATTTCTTTTCTCCTTAATTGTTAAAACCCTCAACTCAATACCTCCGTTACGGCGGCATTATTGTCTTGCGAGGGAATGCTACTGTCGGGACTCGACTCACTTAATAGGTTTAGAAAGACATCACATTGTTGGATTGCGCCTTGTATGGCATTACCCTGTGAAGTTAACTGCACCTTCATCTTATCTAGGTCATTGAGACGATCTTGAACTTTATCAAGATCGCCTTTCAGAACCAATTTTGTATTTTCAATTTCACTAACACTCAGTGTCTTTTCATTATTTTTCATAATATCCTCTTCTTTATACTACTTAGGCAACCGCTGTCATCGTGGCTGTACCAGCAACAACTGCAACACCAGAGTTAACTGTTGTACCAGTATCTTTGATTGTTCCACCAGCAAGTGCAATGTTCTGTACAGCAATTGACAATACGTCATCAGCAGATACAGTAGAACCGGCTGCACCGATTGTATGTCTGAATACAAGTTTGTTAGTACCTGTACCAGATTGATACGTTGCACTCAACGAAGCAGCAGAACCGCCACCAGCTTGTGAGTTAGTAATTGCTACTGTTGGTGAACCTGTTACAGTTACCTTCTCATTGAAAGTAAGTCTAACATCAATGTTACCACCAGTACTTACATCAAATGCTGCACCAACGAATGCTGAAGTATTAATGTCTGCACCAGCAACTGAAGTTGATAGTCCACCGATTGCACAAATGACTTCTTCAAGTCCTTTGCCGTTAAGTTTTACCCAACCTCTATCGGTTGCGTAAACGTCTGCTTTTTCTGCTGATGTTAACCACTTTGGTTTTGCTTCATCTGCATCTGTTATTCCCCATAGGGCCATGATAGTTCTCCTAGTTTATTGTTTACTTATCTATTTATCTAAATCCAATTCTCTTAAGCTGAGAAATTGTATCCGTTGGTGAAGTATGATGTACTCCAATTCCTCCAGCATTCTCCCATTCTTTGATATTTTTGATATAATCATCAATCAGAATGTTAGGTTTGCCGTCAGTCATAGCATACTTCTGTTTGTCTGCACGTTGTACAAGGTGGATTTTACCAGTAGGTTTTGCATTCTTGGATAACCAAGACTTCTTTCCCTTCCGACTATTCCCATCCTTATTGGAATATGCAGACAGTATATTTGCATTATATTTATTAATCAACTTCCAAACTCTTTGAGCGCCAGGCATCCAAGGCAGAGTATGCCAGAAATCTTTTTTGCCTGTAATTGCATCCCATCGTTCATCCTTTGGAGTCTTGTCAAATTTCTTACCAGTGAGTGTTTCATACGCACCAATAAAATCACAAAGAACCATATCCATATCACAGTAAATATGTGGAAGTTCTTCTTCATTAATACTCGTGACTTCCACGATACTTTTCATATTACTTTGCCTTTGACTCTTTAGGAGCAACTTCGACTCCTGCCATTGGTTTACCTGTCATTGCAACCTTTTTGTCGTCTTTAGACTCAGACTTGCAACCACATGGTTCTTCACCACAATCTTCGCATAAACCTTCAGACTTTGCTTTTGCAGCAGCAGCTTCTTTCCACATATCAGTAATGTGTCTTGCAGCTTGTTGTGCAAGTGATTCGTTCTGTCTTTTAAGAACTGCAACAACTTGTTTGTGGTCAGATAATCCTTTTTTGATTTTCTCAATAGCAGAAACTGCACCACTCATGTTACCACCAGCATATCTTTTGTCAGATGCAATACCAATTGCCATCTTGATTTCTTTTGCTGAATAACCTTCGTCAAGTTCAAGTTCTTCTTTCTTGATTGCTTTAGAAACTGCTTTACGTCTTTTGTGCAAGAACTTATCAGAATCATCAACATCACCATCATTGTCGATATCTTTGTCTTTACGGTCAGCAAACTTCTTCTTTACTGCTTTAGGTTGAACTGCGTCCAAACCTTCACCGTCATCAGACTTGTCGTTCTTATTAGTTTCAGTTTTCAATGCTTCTTCAACATCGTATTCCTTACCACCAATAGTAAAGGTTTTGTCACCCTTTTCTTTTGCCATCTTTGCAGCATGGATGTAGTTATTCTCATCCTTTTCGTCTTTGGGTTTCTCACCCTTTTCTTTTTTAGAGATAGCGATTGCAGCTTGTTGAGCAGGGGAAACTGCCTCAAGCACAGCCTGTTCTAGACTACCTTCTTTTGTTTTAAGATACTTGGGCATATTATTTCTCCTGTGCATTCATCTTGTTAATAGTTTCTTGCGCCTTTGCGATTTGCAATTGCAATTGTGCGATACGAGTTTTCTTCTTATCGTCTCTACCCTTTTCTACTTCTTTTGCAGAATCAGGTTTGTTTGGTTCTTCTGCTTCTTCCTTCTTCCAAGGAAATTTACTTAGAGTTACTTTCTCTTTACCTTTCTTGGAAGAGGCAGCTGACTTTGCGAGTTTCTTTGCAAGGTCTGCCTTTTTGTTTTCAGAAACTTCTTCTTCTGGTTTATCATGTGTATAACCCATCTTCTTCATTTTAAGATGGTCATCCATAGTATTCGCCTTATAACCTTTACCAGTTTTAGGGTCGTACATCATGTGTGGTTCAAAGTCTTCTTTAATATCTACTGGTGATACTGCCATATCTCCCATAGCCATTGTAACCTTTTCGTCTCTCTTATACAAGTATCTTTTTGCACTTGTAGGACTATCTTTTCTTGCCATGGTAATCTTTTCTACTCTACCTTTGTTTACCATGTTCTTAGACTTGACAATATACTCAATAAAATCTTTACCCTTCTCTAATGTAGAGTCGTGTTTAATTTTAACAGTAGAACCCTTCTTTAATTTGTCAAAGACTTTTAGTAGTTTAGGGTCATTCATCTTCATCCCTTCAACTAAAGCATCTGGGATTTCACCTTCAACTTCTTCTTTGTACATATTAAGTTCATATGATTTACCAGTGTTGTATACTTGTACTTGGATACCCTTCTTACTTCCTTTTGCTTTTAGTCTGTAAGTGTTTGTTTTGCCTGTCTTTGGTTTTGCTGGGCCTGTTGCAACCTTATCATCAATCTCTTCTGGGTCGATTTCCATACCAAACTTCTTTTTAGCAAATGCATATGAATGTTGCATTGCGCCAGAGAATGTTTTGTGATACAAGTCGTAACCTGTAGATGATTTTGCTTCTTGCATCATACGTCCATTCTTGTACATACCATGCTTCTTTAGAATCTGTATCACTCCATCACGAGGGTCAGTATCCATATCTGAAACAAACTTCTTCATTAACATGAATGCTTTGTCTTGTACTGATTTTGATGAGTTCTTACCAATAACACGAACATATGCGGCAACCTTCTGAAAGTCAGTCTTATCAATACCACCACTTTTCTTAGCGTAGTCTTCTAAGGATTTAGATGCAGCATCAAAATTAATTGCTTCTTCGATTGATTCTTGACCTGTCACACTTTCTTGCGGCATTTCTGATACTTCTTGCACACTTTCTTGCGGTTCAGTATCTTCATTCTGTCTTTTAAGAACTGCGGCGACTTGTTTATGATCAGACAACCCCTTCTTAATCTTTTCAATAGCAGTAACAGCACCTGACATATTACCACCAGCATATCTTTTATCTGATGCAATACCGATTGCCATCTTGATTTGTTTTGGAGAATACCCTTCACGAACTTCGGAAAGAGCTTCCATCATTGTTTTTCCATATCTTGTCATTTTACTTTTCCCAAATTTGTATTTGTAAAGAGTCATCACCTTTAATAATTCGATGATACTCCATTGCGTTAATATTGTAGAGTTCGCCCTTAACCAACTCCACTGGAAGTTCATTGTCCATTTGAAGTTGCCAACCGACACCCTCTAGGATTTTAATCTCCCTATCATTCTCATCACGATGCCAGACTAGTTCCTCTTCATCTACATGTTCAGAAAAGGTTCTAAGTTTGTATCCTTTCTCTAGTATGTCCTCATAAGGATCTACCAAAAGAAATTACCCCCACCACTCAATCCAAGTTGTTTTGCATATCTTGGCAAATTACATGCCCAATATCCTGCCTTGGTTTTGTCTTTCTTGTTTGCACAATCATGTCTTGCAGCAAACGATTTTCTTGCCTCTGGGTCATTCAACTTAACTTTAAGTCCACTTGTGTCTCCCCAAGAAACCTTCTTAATATTACCAGATGATGGGTCTTTTACATACACATAGTACTTCTTAGAACCACCAGACTTAGGTTTATTTAAGTCAACATCTTTACCTTGATACTCAGATTCCATCATAGGACAATCTAAAGGTACATTCTCTCCCTCATAAATTGCATACTTACCAATGTCACCTTCCATCAAGTCCCTGTTGAACCCTGTAGGATTAAACTCACCAGCCCTATACTCAACTCTCTTCTCTTGAAAATATTCGTAGTACTTCTCAGAACCTACACGATATACGTTTGATTCTATTAGACTAGCAGTCTTACATTCTTGACAACAATCTTCTGTGCCACAATGTGAATGTTCTTTGAACGATAGTACTGGTTGGAAAGGAGTCATTTTCTGTCTTTCTTTTCTTTGTGCATCAGTTCCGATTTCACGAGAATCTTCTGCTTCTTCTTTCTGTCCTTTGGCTTGTTTCCACAAGTCTGCATCACCAGTAGTTCTAGTTTTACCACCTGTGATAAAAGAGTTGACTCTAGCAAACGCCCACTGTTGTGGTGTTGTGCCAGGGCGGTGTCCTGTCTTCCACGCCGCCATACCTCTGTCGTATACTTTCTTTAAAATGCCGTATGAGATACCAGACTTATCTGCTTTCGTAACAAGTCCTTCAATCTTCTCATCTAATAAAATGAGTTCAACTTCAGGCGGGTAATCATACCCCTCTTTAGGAACACAGTTAGGAACTTCCTTACCGTTCTTCATCTTAACGCCAACTTGTTTATGAGTGTCCCAACATGGGTCTTCCTCACCAAACATATCTTTAAATTTCTTAGTGTGCTTTGATGGTTTAGTATCTGCACCCTTATCGCCAGGCGCAGGCCCATCTTTTGCTTTTGCAAAGTGTGCTGCACGTTTCTTCTTAGTTGCAACAGACATCTCATCACCATCAGCATCTTTTGCATAATACTTTGCTGGTTCTGAACCTTTTCTGTCTTTAATATCTTTATCTTGTTTTACTTCGTACAACCATTTCTTGTGTGTAGTACCATCTGATTCTGCGAATACAAGATAGTTAGTTCCTCTACGAATAACCTTACCAGATACTCCAGTATAATTATCTTCTACTATATCACCAATTGCATAAAGTTTGCCTTCTATATACAGGTCACGAATAA